ATATGTTTGAACACCAAAACAACCATTCCATTTACCCATTCCGCCAATAATACTCATATTTAAATATTTATTTTCTTTTACATTTTTGAATTCTTCTTGAAACTTGTCACTATAATTTAAATATTTTGATATTTGTATAAGTCTCTCGTAATTTTCATCACGAGAATTTTTAAAATGCCACAATGGTAATACTGGAACCCCTCTAAATAAATCAAAATTTATTCTTTTATGTATAAAAACGCTGTCATGTAAAATAATTGCGTTGTCGAAATAATGGTATTTATGAAAATAATAATAAGGCAACAACTCGCCTCGTTGCGGAAATTCTGAATGAATATATTCAATATTTTGATATTCATGAAAAGCGCGAACAAATTCACTTTTACTGTTATCATCAATCACGACAATTTTTTTAAAAGGATATAAACGACGAATACATTGTACACATTCATTCCAATAATGATTCGTCAATTCTGAATTGACATGTCTTAATACGATGAAACCAAATGTCATTCTTGTATTTATTATTATATAGTTACAAAAAAATCATATAATAATGTTAATTTTTTTAATTTTATTTATATATATTATGGTTAAATCAAAAAAAAACAAACTTCGACAAAATGTAATAAAATTATTAAAAATTAAAAAAGAACAAATTATGAATAAAACAAAAAAATTTAGTAAAAAGTTGAATAAAACAATCAAAAATACATCAGCTTTTAAAAATTGTGAAAATTTTTGTAAAAATGATTATATGGTGGAAAGGAAAAAACAGGGTAAAAAAGATTCAAAGAAATATAATGTTCCTTATAATCCGTCAAAAGAAGATAATAAATTTACTTACGATACCTGTAAAAAAACATTTTGTAATGAAAAATGTGAAGGTTACGATTTATTAGGTAAAAATTTTGAATTGGAATTAAAAAAAAATTTAAATAATGGATTTAAAAATACGTATTCTAAAAAACAAATTGAAATTCTTAAAAAAAAGGGCGCCTTATCTGGTTGTGTTGATGTTACTGGAATATACAATGTGTTTCATAAATAAAAAATAACAAAATTAAGATGTAAGAATTTGTTTTTCATTTTACATTGATAGAGAGAAAGAGAGAACCCACATTATAAAAAAGCAGGCATGGCATCAATATCCATTATATTTTCATTGTTTGGTACCGTGGAGACGACATATTTTTTGAATTCTTTTCGCTCTAGTTGATAATATGGCACATGATGATGAACATTTCGCGCAATCATTTTGTATAATTTAAAATCAGGATATCTCTCTTGACCATTGTTTTTATACAAAATATTTACACCATTATCATCTAAACACCATTCAACGATTAATTGAACCAATGGTGAGCATTCTTTTAAATTTGATATCTCATCCATATCATCAATGACATAGTCCCATATAGAACACGCTAAACGACACAAGTCAAAACTAGAATTGGGTTCTAAACGAGGTTTTTTGTCATTGAAATATGGTTCAAAATTATATTGAGTCGCCGCGTCTTCACCGTTTTTAAAACAATCACTACAAAATTGTTTTCCATTGAATTTATAAATACCTCTGCCAAAATCGATAATCTTGTATATTCTGCCATACGTAGGCACTTTATAATACTTGTTATTGAACTTGTAATACAAGAATTTTTTGTCGGTCTTGTTATACATGATATTATTGGTATGTAAATCGTTATGAGTAAATAAAAATACCTTTTGATATGTTACCAACGTCATGATGATTTGCATGAATGCGGAAAACCACTCTTTTTCTTCCAATTCATCATTTGCTATTAAATTATCAAATGTATTTTCACAATTTTCCATACAAATAATTTGAACCGGAAATTTATCAAGGGTTACATCAATACGTTCATCGTCATCGTAGTCTGAATCACTATATTCTTCTGAATCATCACTATAACCCGATGTCGATGTTATTTTTCCAGAATTTAATGACGCATTTGAATCAGGTTTTCCATTCATTTCATCAAAATCCTCCATCATGTTTTCAGTATCATCCGAAGTATATGATGTCCTGGATGAACACGATGAACATGATAATACGGATTGAATCGTTTCGCTCTTGTTGTTTCTGTCATCATTCATCAAATTAGATAAATCAATCGAAAACTCTTTTAATGTTTCAAGTGAAATATGTTCGTCCTCTATTTTTTGACCCGATTCTAATACCTGTGGCTCTCCAGAAACATCCTCGTCATCCGCAAAAACATTTTCAAATAATTCATTATTAATTGATTTCGCGGATATATTCAAGGTATTTCCGCCATCATCCTCAATTTTAATTGGTTTCAACTTTTTCACTTCGGTCAAGTCTCTCAAACGATTGTTTTCATCATATACTTTGAATAAAATATTTTTGTTTTTATTAAAGAATTCTGATTTATTGACAAATTCAATATCATCAATAATATTAAATTTAAAATCTTTTTTGATTGCTAAAAAGGAACCGTAAAATTCAATGCCGTGTACAAAATTATAATTATAATTCAAAAGACTTGAACAATATGAAAATAATCCATCTACATAGGCGGTGTTGTTTTGGTCTAATATTTTTTCGTTTACATCAATAGTGGTTGAATTGTATTTAGGTAAGTTATAAAGGGATTCATCAGCAAAATCATATTTGCCAACAATTAATTTAAATGGGTCGATTAACGGTGCCATTTTGAAAAACAAATTTTTACTTTTTGTCTTGTCTTTTTGCGAATTTTTGATTTCACACTTGTATAAATTGTAGTCGGTTTGTTTTTCAACTTTGCTAATATACCATTCATGATTCAAATTAATAGAATTGTAGTTTGTTTCATTTAAATCAAAAAATTTATTATAAACCGGAACATAATTTTGTACTTCAGAGAGATTGGTTAGTGTTTCGTTTTGAAAACTTTTAAATAATTCACCGTTTTTTCTTTTCTCATAATTAATCTTTAAAGATTTATTCAAGTTCATTAATAATTATACTTAATAACTATTTTTTTTTAAATCAAACTCATTAAAATAGTTTATTTAGTAATAATTAGTATTTAATTTAGTGGTTTCTCTCTTTACATCAAATTTAAAATATCATTTTCGTAAATAATTTTTATTAATTTTTCTTAATTAGTATAATATGAATCTTGAATTAAGAAAATTTGACATGAAAACCATTAGTTTCAAACCTAATGAATCTAAAGGTCCAGTGGTGGTATTGATCGGACGAAGAGACACCGGTAAAAGTTTTTTAGTCCGCGATTTACTCTTTTATCACCAGGACATACCTATTGGCGTCGTCATTGCCGGCACAGAAGAAGGTAACGGCTTTTACGGCAAATTAGTGCCAAAACTTTTCATACACAACGAATACAACACCGCCATCATTGAAAACATTTTAAAACGACAAAAATCCGTCTTGAAACAAATCAAAAAAGAAATGGAAACATTTAAGCGAACTACCATTGACCCACGCGCATTTGTTATTTTAGATGATTGTTTATATGACGGTACCTGGGCGCGTGACAAGATGATGAAATTGCTTTTCATGAATGGGAGACATTGGAAGATAATGTTAATCATTACAATGCAATATCCATTAGGAATACCCCCAACTCTCCGGACCAATATAGATTACGTTTTTATCTTGCGAGAACCATATATAGCAAACCGTAAAAGAATCTATGAAAACTACGCGGGTATGTTTCCAACTTTTGAATCCTTTTGTCAAGTCATGGATCAATGTACGGAAAATTACGAGTGCCTGGTGATAAATAACAACGCCAAGTCGAACAAATTGTTTGACCAGGTGATGTGGTATAAAGCGGACAATCATAATGATTTCAAATTAGGCAGCAAGGAATTCTGGGATTTATCGAAGAATATCCCTTCAGATGACGAGGACGAGAAATATGACCCGAATAATGTCAAAAAACGCGGACAAGGACCGAAAATCAATGTCAAAAAGACGAAATGGTGATGTCATTACTAATTACAACACATTTCGTTTTTGATTTTAAAAAACAAAAGCAAACAATACAACTTAAAGAGAACTCTATAATATACATTATAATGATGGAATCGCTTGATATTGTTAGTTTGATTGAGACCAATCCAATAACAAAACTCACAAATGACTACAACAACAAATTATTGATGAAAATTAAGGAAAATTTCACGGAAACAGAACAACAATTATTTGTTTCTTCATTTTATTGTTACTTAAATTACAATTCAACGACAGATTTTGTTATTGATTTGGATAATGTATGGAAGTGGTTGGAATTTGCTTCAAAATTTACTGCTATTAGAACTTTAGAAAAAAGTTTTATTCTTAATAAAGATTATAAAATATTTGCTTCACCCAATAGTGAAGCAAACAAAAAAAAAAAAAAAAAAAGAGGTGGTCATAATATACAAAAAGTAATGATGACTATAAAAACATTCAAATTATTTTGTATAAAAGCAGAAACAAAAAAAGCAAAAGAAATTCATGAATATTTTGTGAAATTGGAAGAAATATTACAGCAAACTATACAAGAAGAAAGTGATGAATTAAAACAACAATTATCAATAAAAGAAAAAGAATTGGAAGAAAATAAAAAAATGTTGGAAGAAAGTGAAAAAATAACCAAATGTAATGAAATACCAACAATTTATATTTTCAATATTGACACGACCCGGGAAAATCCAGAGTTAAAAATTGGTGTTACACATAATGTATCAAAAAGAATTAAACCATACAAGCAAATATGTAAACATGGTAAATTAGAATTTACGCATACTGTTGAAAATACAAACCTAAAAACTATGGAATATTATATACATTCATTATTATCGTTTTCTAGAGTAAAAGATGAGGTTTTTCAAATAGATGTTGAACAAGCAAAATTAATTGTATTAAATGTAATCAATCTATTTGAGACGGTGAGTATAACAAATAATTCAGAAAAAGTATTGAAATTAAATCAGTTACTTGAAAAAACAAAACCTGAAATAAAAATTTCAACGGCGGAAATCGCATGTCAAACAGATTTTGATGAAAATATTCCAGAAACAACACCCTTGTTGTTTTATGACACTAATATCAAAGATAATTTCAATCAATTTATAAATGAAATGTGTATTGTTAGAAATGATGTAGAAGTTTCAAGCAAAGATATTGAAGGTTTATATCGTTTATGGAATAAAGAGAAACCTAAAAAAGAAACATTTCATGCGTTTAAACATTATTTAGACACTCGTTTCAAACCATGTAGATTAGAAAAACAGGATAAAAATCATGTTGTTTATGGATATAAGGGTGTTTCATTAAAAGAAATTGAATATAAAAAAAAAGTGCTTCAAAGTGACGCACAAACATTTATTTTTCAAGTATGTAAATTTTCACCAAGTGGAACAATTTTAAATACCACTTTATTAGAAGAATATCAAAAATGGAAACAAAGTGTATGTAAAGAAATCAATGGAAATGAAGCGAATGAAATTAAAGATTATTTGAAAGATTGTGAATATACAATGTATTCAACTATTTGGACTCCTTATGGAAATGGGCAGGGTTATTATGGATTATATTTAAAAAGTGACGAGTATAAATCTAAAAAAACATCATCTACTGGTAAAAAAGTTTATAAAATACACATTGAGACAAATGAAATTTTAGGAACATGGGATACAATTGCGAAAGCATCACAATATGAAAATATATCTTCTACTAAAATGAGTCACGCAGTGCGTTTAAAAAAGATTTTTAATAATGATTATTTTTATACAACAAATAACTAACCGAAATGGTAGAAAGCCTTGTCTTTTTATTGAAATTATATTTTATATATCTAATATATAATGTCAAAAGCTCCAGTTTTCTACAATGGAATTGTTTCGAAACGAGCAAAAAAAACGACTCTTTATAACAGTCAACCTGTGTTAACAGTCGCAAATACAAACACCAACGCAACCGCAAGTGCTAGTACAGCAACCACATTGACTGTGACAACTCCAAATAGTTTTAGCACAATTTTATCGTCAAATATTCCCGCGAGTATATCAACCCCTAGTGTGAGTGTAACGAGTATTGTAAATCGTAATCGCTATATGATAAAAACCGGTAATACTGGTAATAATACATATATAAATATAAATTCAACTTATGGAATTAGTTTTTCAACTACACTTACAAAATACAGCGATTTTTTATCAAAAGTGTTTCAGTTAGTTCAAGACTCTACTGATTTGTTATCGTATAGAATTGATTCTGAATTACATTGTATGTATTCATTGGATTACAGTAGCACTACTGGAAAACTTTTATTCACCAACAACTGGGGAAATGGAGGTAGTTCAAGTGCGTCATTCCCTAGTACAAATGGATATTTGTGTTTTACTTATACTTCTGCAAAAAAATTACAAGTAATTAAAAGATATTCGTATATAACAACAAGTGGAGATAGTCAATATACACATACATTGGATACGTCATTTGCCTATGCCAATTACTATGTAAAATATTCTACCAGTGGTCTTACCCTTGTATCTACTGATACTGCAGGTTCTACTTTTACATTTTTGAATTCAAAAATGGATGTTTCTATACCTGCGAATTTTAATCCTATACCAACCTCGTATGTGTCTAATCCAAGTGTTTCTATTAAAAATTACGTCTCTAATACCATCACAAATATGCAAGGTAATACATCAGGTGACCCTAATTGTAAATTTGTTGTTAATTTTTACAGTGGAGGTTCTCCTAGACAAAGTGTCGCGGGATATTATTATGCTTATCAGATTAAAAACGCTGGATTCGATACATCTACCAATGGAACAAATACTTATGCGAATTCAATGCTTACTACGATTTCAAATAATATTGCGTCCAACACTGTATATAAAACATTAAGATATCCAACAACATTGTATCAAACCTTTCGCCAGGGCGCGTTACAACGAACCCTTAAAGGTAATTGTATTGCGAATGGTGACCTAGGAATGTATACGACTCCATATGTTTATTTTACATGTGAACAAGATGATGATGGACAATATCACCCTTTTATGTGTATGGCAAGTTATTCTATTGCGGATAAACCAACTCGTTTATTAGATGTTTGTAAACCACCTGGAGATGGCGGTGGAAGTTACCCTGAACAATCAGTGACTCGTCAGGCAACACTACAATTATATTTACACAAAATTCCTATGCTTGATTATGGTGTTGTAAATGATATATCGGGTTCTATTAACTATGGAGCGTCATCAAGTTATTATAAACTAGGAGAAGCAACAACAACTGGAATTTATTATGGTAGTAAAACAATATTTACAAAAATAACTACTGGAGGTAATGATTATTTAGCGGTAATTAGTGATGGTGACCCTTATCCCGCAAAAGCCGGTGTTAATAATTTTACAAATGATTTATTGGTTGAACGCGCATGGCCGGATGTTCCTAATCCATTAACCGAACAAGATTTTGAATACAAATTTAGATATCGAGGCGGAACAAATACGGAATCAAAAAGTTCTTTTTTCACAACATTTGGTATTCAGGGTATTTTTTTGAATGGTGTAGCCTTATATAATCCTAGTTCGGGCAGTGGAACAGTTCCAGGAACAACTATTAGTGGAAATGATACTTACAATTTAAATGCTGTGTTTTTTGAGCACCAATATGGTATTGATAATAGTGGAGGTCATCCCAGTCCAGAAGGTAATATAATTAATAACCAACAAGGTCAGTTTCATTATCATGACGCCATGTTTTTGACCTCTGGTTCATGGAATAATACCACATTTGCGTCGTCAAACGCATATTTTTCAAGTGATTATTATACAGATGATTATGGAGAGGTTGATTATATTCGTCATGAAGATGGTCATTCTAAAATTATTGGATTTTGTTTTGATGGTTATCCCATTTACGGACCATATGGTTATACCGATGCGACTGATAGTAGTAGTAATGTCATTTTAATGACCACGTCATACCAAACAAAGACCACCGAATTTACTGGGCGTCCTTATACATATAATCAAGTGGTTGAAGGTTCTAATTATAGTTATCAATTGTCTGCCGGAGCATTTTTAGATGATTATGAGTATATTTCAGGATTAGGAACATTAGACGATTGTAATGGTCGTTACTGCGTTACACCTGAATATCCAAGTGGAACGTACGCATATTTTGTATTAATTAATGAAGACAATGAACCCGTATTTCCATATATTATTGGAAAATATAGTAAACAAGCTAGAACTGTTACTAATGCGGGATATCCAAATGACACACATAATAGTGGTGGTTCAACAACACCTACTACAGGAACAGCTGGAGTATTTGATGTATCAACAATCGGTGTTTCAAGATATGTATCATCTACAACTGAAATAATTTCATATGATAATGTTAATAACAATGATATGCATAATGCTACATTAGCGGATGATTTTATAATTAATCCAACCGAAAATGGTAATTGGTCAAATTCCAGTGGTGAAAGATATATACGAACAATATCTTATAATAATTATAATTATACTGGTATTTCCGGTATTGGTGTTATGATTGATGGTGTTTCTTTATATCCTGTATTAAATAATACCTTAACTACAGCACAAAAAAGCGCAGAAGTTACGAATATTGGTATACATGTAGGTCAAGGTATGGGATTACATTATCACGCTGACGGTTATGGCGCAAAATATAATTCATCGACTGGTACGAACAATACCACAAATAATCTTTGTTTATATAATGACGCGGATTATACGAATACTACTAAACATCCTCCATTGATTGGTTTTGGTCTAGATGGTATTGCCTTGTATGGAATTTATCGAAGCAATTATTCCAGCATGGATGGATATAATGTTGCTCTTGATAGTTTTGGTGGTCACATACACGGAAGTTATGGATACCATTATCACGCACATACAGTTACCAGTAGTCCGTCAAATAATATTGATACAATCACAGATGGTAATCCAAATGACGAGCCCACGTATAATGTTAGTGTTCTCATGAAAGGTGCCTGGAAAGGTTATATTAATGATATACCCGAATTTTGGGATAGTGACCATGGGTCAAATCACCAATATGCTCCAGAATATAGTTTGTCACAGAAAAGTAAATATGTATGGGGATATACTAGAGGTTAAAGATTAGACAAAATAATGAAAATGAAATTCAAATAAATATATAAACTTTAAAATAAAGTAATGATTTTATTTATTTTACAAAAACAAAATCATTTTATTGTGTGTAATTAACGTAGTCTTTTTGATTTTTTACCTTTTCGGTTGCGGTTTCTGGTTTTTCTTGATTTTTTATTTAATTTGCGGGTTTTCATTTTTTTTCCACCTCTTCTTGGTAAGACTCTAATTGTATAATTATCTAAAGTGTCCATCATATTTGTCATTCTCTGTGTTTTATCTAAAAGACCTAACTCTGACCTTAACTGATGTTCTGGTTCATCCACATTAGTTGGGTCTCCCAACATACGATATATTTGACTCAATAACCATTCTAAATTACGACGCAAATTCATTGCCAATGTAACATATCTGTCGTCTTCAGTTTCATTGATAATAACTACAATTTGTTCAAAAATGGTTAATATCTCATTTGTATGAGTATTGAAATCTTGTCTGTATCTATCATCGTTTTGATGTTGATGTTCAAACCATTCATTTAAAAGATTATTAATATCTTCTGTTCTACTATTTATTCCTTGAATAGTTCGTTCTATTTGTTCGGGTCTTGACATATTATATATTTATATATATTCATATATTTTTTTTATAAATCAAGGATATATTCACCACGAGGTCTTTTTACCAATAAATAATCCGCATCATCATACAAATAATAATAATTTGGATTATATCCACCATAATAGTCTAGATAAAGGGGATTTACCGCATAACTAGTTGACCCAGTTGCACCATAATATCCCCAACCTCTGTGTCCACCCCGTCCTCCATATCCTCCATAACCTCCGTGTCCTCCATAACCTCCATGTCCTCCATGACCTCCTCCTCCACCACCTCCATGTCCTCCATGACCTCCTCCACCACCGTGCCCTCCTCCTCCGCCTCCGCCTCCTCCGCGAAATCCTTCGACGCGTAAATTTTTAAACAATAATACAATTGCCACAATAAAGATAATCATTGACAATAAATACATGTATTTTCGCATATTATACAATATTATACGAAAATAATTATACACGATACTAAAATTATAGAAATAAATACAATAATCAAGACAAATTTATTTCCTGTTCGCGTAGTCATTATTTTATATTTACATTATTTTATGACGACCTCGACGCGTTTTGTTTTTATTTTTATTATTATAATTGCGCTTGGTTTTTTTTGTAAATCGTTTTTTGGCTTTTCTGTTTTTTCTTGTTTTTTTACCACCTTTTTTATTTTTCTCTATTTTATCTACAATATCTGCTGGTGATTGGTTTATGATTTCATTATATAATTCGCCGTTTTTGTTTCTTATATAATTCATAAAAATTAATGCGTTTTCATCATTCGTACCACCTAATGTATCAATTAAATATATCATAATAACATTAAAAGGTTCAATACCAATTTTATAATTATTAAAAATTTCATTTAAATTTATAGGGTCAATAGATAATAATTCATCCATAAGTTTATAAAAAAAATTCTTATTATTTATCATCATTTCATTTAAATCCTTAAAAAATTGTTTTTTATTACGTGGTTGCTTAAACAATTCAACAAATCTTTTTATACTTTTTTCATCATCATCATTTGAATTTTTGGTAATTTCATCTCTTTTAGTTTTTTGTTCTGGTACTACAATAGGTTTTTCAGGAGGTTGTACAGGAGATTGTACAGCAGGTTGTACAGCAGGTTGTACAATAGATTCTTCAACCGGTTTTTTTATCTCCATTTTATCGGTAATACTTGAGGACCCGTCATCAATTACAATAAATGAATTATTTAACACCGGTTCAGTTGTATTTATATATTCAATCGCCAATTGAATCATATTTGTTTTTGAACAATCCATATTTCTCATTTTTTTTTCATTTTTTTCAAAATAAAAATACCAATTTAAAGGTATTGTTTTGACAATTTTATTTTCTGTATTTTGAATAATAACTTTTATACGATTACAATCACTATCCGGATTCATTATATTATTATTTATACAATGTGTTGTATTTGAACATTTGGGGTCGTTTTCTTTTGCCCCAATTTTTAATAAAGATAATGAGGATGATGATGGTTTTTTATCACATAATCCTTTAGAATTATATTTTAATTCATGAGAACATGGTAATATGATGATTTCTTTAGGGAAATATAACTTTTTTACATATTTATTCATATTCATTCCTTTTAAGATATTTTCAATGGTTTGTCGGGTTCTTATCAAATCACTCGCAAATACATAATTTATATATTCTCTGTTTTTAATTAAAACATTTTTTAAATTTTCACCAGCACGCAATGCTTGGTTTTTACCAAGTTCGGTTAAATCTGTATCAGTTATTAGATGTGTTGCTCTTTTTAAATTATGTTCAGCCTGTCCATGTCTTCCAATATAAAAGACGTATTCATCAATACCTTCATCAAAATCTTTACTTGTTAACCCGAGTCTGGTTGGACTACTATTTATATTTATAAATGTCTCTTCTATTATTTTTTCTACCTGACCATTTTCGGTATCCTTACTTTTTTTAAATAAAGCACCCCCGGTGGTTGATTTATTATTGTCATTATCGGGTATATAGTATATTCGCCCACCCTTGCCTTCACCAGGGTCTAATTCACCTCCATAAACAAGCTGAAGACATATACCAGTTTCTCTATTTACACATAAACGAAGAAATGAACAATTTTTAAATCGTTTTTCTTCGTCTTCCTTTTCCTCATTTTCCTCCTGTTTTTCTTTTTCTAAATAATCATATGTACGCGGTTTAATTTGATTTTCGGGTCGACTAATTGTATTTGCTATTTTTGTTTGTGCGGTATTAATTGTATTTTTTACATAAATAATTGAATTGTTTAATGTACGGTTATTTTTTATTTTTTCAATAATACTTTCATTTTTTATAATTTCAGTTCGTTTTCCTTTTGTAATCATATCAAATAAACATCGTATTCTTGCTTGATGAGTTAATATGAGTGAAACCACCTTTTTTTTTGTATCTGTTTCTGGTTTTGTTATTGTATTCATGAATTATAAATTTATATATATTATACATATATATAATTTTCTTTTTTAATAATCAAATAATGAAAACATTCCAACAATCAAAAAACCTATTTTCTAAATAAATTTAATCATTCTTCTTAGTAGCAAATGGACCACTGATCAACTCACTTTGTCCATTATCCGTCTTACCCGTAATAATATTTTCACCTTCAAATAACTCTTTACGAATATCCGCCGCAGAAATTACATCTTGTTCCTTCAAAAAGGTTTCTTGTGTATTCATATTTTGAACACCTATTAAATTTCCATTGTCATCAATGGTCTGTGTTAATGATGAACCGGTCTTTTCGGCATTCTTGATATTTTCCTCAATTGCCTTCTTCTTGGTTTCCTTAACTCTTTGTTCAAATGCGGACTTGGCAAAATCCTCATTCTTTACCTTTTCTTGCATTAATTGATTTAACTCTTCTTCCATGTATTCCACGCGACCAGTCTTGTAAGCCTCGGGATCCCAAGGCATCCATAAACCGACTGGTCCAACAAATACATCATGATTTGGGTCCATTTCACGCAACATTTTACAACGTAATTCGGCTTCTTCCATGGTTGGATATACACCACGGATTTTTAAACCACGAGTACATGTTTGGAAACTATGCTTTACATTAAAAGCGTTTTCTAATTCTTCTTCGTTTTTATCCAAAAATGTTTTGTAATCGTCCTCTAAACTTGTCTTGGTCAGGTTTTCTTGTTCTTCTTTGATAAAATCTTGAAAATCCTTCATCACATCGTCAAATGTTAATTTGTATTTGTAAGCTACAAAATTCAAAAATTGATGGAATTTTTCCATCGACTTGTTGAATTCCCATTTCTTTAGGAATTCCTCAAATAAAAAGATTTCCTTTTGTTTTAAAATCTTATCAGGTGAAACAAAAGATACACATACAAATTTTTGCCCGGCGATTGGTTTGTCTTCTTCTAGTAAATCTACATATTTTGGATTTGGCTTTCCACTTTTATCCATTTTTGGTTCTACTCCTGCTTTCATATTTATAAATAATGTAATATAATTCGTTTAAGTATTTATTTTATAATTTATTATATTTCACAAAATCCATATAATTTAGAATATTTCATTTACCCTATTTTATAAGTTAAATTAAACAAACAATAATTAAAAATCGAAATTAAATAATTTTTTCTTTTCAATTAATATAATATGTTTGACGTTTACGAACTAGTAAAAAGAATAATCAAGTATTTAGTAGAAGGTTTAATGGTCGCCATTGCCGCCTACGCAATTCCAAAGCAATCCCTTAAATTAGACGAAATTGCCTTACTAGCATTAACTGCCGCAGCAACATTTAGTATTTTAGATTCATATATCCCAAGTATTGGTGTAACTGCTCGTTCTGGTGCCGGATTCGGTATCGGCGCAAATCTAGTCGGTTTCCCAGGAGGTCTATAAATTTGTTTTTAAAGATTTTTTAATTTAAACGCCCATATATAATATCATATATAATATCATATATTATATATGGACAATGAAAATAATGAAAAATATGAATATGATATTGTATTAAAATTATACACAAATCACAACGAGATAATAAAAAAAGAATTGATAAAAGTAATTAATTTAATTATTGATACTATAGAAGTAACAAATAAAGATTTAGATTATTTAATTTATTTATTTTTTTCAGAAAGTATTACAGAATATGGACAAATTGGTAAACAAGAAATAACAACAAAAGACCAGTTAAACGACTTAATAAATAGTTTGAATATTAGAGAATTATTTACTGTTATTAATAATTTTAGAAAAAAAATAGACTGCTTTATGTTTGAATTATTGTTAAATTATAAAAAAAATCCCAAAGATTTTATAACAAATTATCCATATTTAGATATATCATACGTAGAATATATTATAAATTTTATTGAAAATATGTTAGATGTTGATATACTTGATTTAGATTTATGTTACAATGAAGAATTTATTGAAATACCTTGTAAACCACCGGTAAAACCATTTTATCGAAGCGTTCAAGATGATAATATATCTTATCCTGACTGGAATTATAGCAATATATGTTCATTATGGTTACCTGCTACATATGGTAATTCAAACCAATTATTAATAAAGGAATCAAAAAAAAATAAATTGTATGATATTGTAACAAAAAGTATTAATAAAAAACAAACTATTGACAAAAATTGCGTAGAAGGTATGATGAAAAAGTATCCTTTTGTAGAACCATTATCTCCATATGAAATACATTTTTTAGAATCAAAACAAAGTGATACAAATAATTTTTTATTTTCAATTTGTAATTCAGAACCAAATGACACTAATTTTACAACACAATTAAGAAAAAAATATAATAAATTAATGGTTTCATATACATCTGGTCATACAGTTATTATGTTAATGTTATGTAAATATTTTAAAGGTATAAATTTGGGTTTAATAACACTAGGTTGTATAATTTGGTTAGTTCCGTATAATCATTCTATAACCGAAATATTTTTAGCCGCAAAGCAATTAGATATTTTCAAAAATTTTACATTAAAAAAAGATATACTTACGAGTGTTAATGAAATGTTGCGGTTATCTGGTGTTTCTTCACAAATATCTGGAGGTGCTAATTTTAAAAAAACAAGAAAAAGACATAGTATTAAAAAACATTTTTATTACAAAAAATTAAAAAATATAAATTCAATAAAAAGAAAAACCAATAAAAAAAAATCAATAAAAACAAAAACTAATAAAAACAAAAACTAAACATGAACACTAAATAGTGGCAATAAATTCCCAATCTAATTCTTCGCATATCTTTTTCCATATTGTATCTTGTTCTATCAGTTTTTCACGGTCTTTCAACATGGGTATTTCGGGTAAATACGAATGTTCTCCCAACAGTTCAAACAATTTAAACAAAACATAATAATAATGTAAAAAATTCACACGATAATCTGGACAATGTTTCGCATACGGATATTGTATTTCCATAAACAAATTACACAATATTTCTTCCAATTCTTGAGCAATAATGGGCGGATTCAAGCCCAGTTTGTCCTTGATAAAATTAATATGTTCATAATACTTGTTATATCCTAATTTCTTCAGGATTTCTTTGGTCTTGATATATGTCATATTCTTTATATCAATACGCTCCTTTTTTATCTGTAGTTTCAAATTTTCCAACACATCATCTGGTATTTGTGTTGTTTCTTTGCCTTGAAATTGTGCCAATATTTCTTTGAAATGATTTATTTTTTTATAAGCATAAAAGCAAACTTCTTTAGGCGGTTCTTTATAAGAAGGTTTTTCATTTTCAATCAAAAACTGGACATTTTTGGAACAATGGTTACAAATCAATATACCTTCATCATCGAGCGGTATTAACTCACCTTTATAACACGACTGACAAATATCGGATGGTTTCAAAAATGAATTAATGTCCAAAAAAGAGTCGTCGATATTTGCCAAATATTTTTGAAATATATTGTTGTTTTGATTTGTAATGACATTATTTGCGTTTGATTCTATTTTAAAGAACGAATTAAGTATTTTGTTTTTTGATTTAGCAGAATTTTCAACGCCATTGGAAATGTTTTTCTTGTTTTCAAAATAGTCAAAAATATATTTAGAATTATCTAGAAAATATTCTTTTTTTTTACTTTTGATATTTTTGATTTCATTATTAATTTCATTAAGGCGATCTTTGTAATCCATCAATTCTTCAATTGTCATTAACTGCGATTTTTCATTTTCCTCAATTTTAGAAATGATTTCTCTTTTTTCATTTTTTAATTTGGGCAAATTATTTTGTTCATCTTTAGTGAACTCATTGATAAATTCATTATGTTTTCCATCCAAAGTGACATTGCTTTTTTTATTCACCTTTATTTTTTTGGTGGTTTTTGGTTTAAAACTAGGCATATATAGTGTATTTAATAAAAATAATGAAATTTTTTTAACTTGTTATTCTTGTATAATCATTATATTTTTACATTTTTTAAAATTTTTAAAAATAAAATATAGTTTAAATCTGTAGATTACTTTTCTATGAAATATTAAGAACAAAATATAAAATGGAGATGGAACCGATAAAAATAAAAATTAATATTGAAAATAAACAAGACAAAAACCATGTCTTGTCCATTGAAAACGACAAGTTTCACAAGATGGTATTCTTATATAACGCATTAAACGACGGATGGAAAATCAAAAAGAAAAATGACAGTTATATTTTTACAAAAAACCATGAAGGAAAAAAGGAAATACTACATGATTCTTATTTGCTTACATTTATGAAGCTGAATATGGACATAAACAAGTGTGTTTCGTAGATTTACGAGTGGGAGCGTTGAATTATAAGATTATTAATTAATTTTATAATTAAATTAAAATCCAAATATTTTTTTTCTTTAGCAATATTATAAAATGGGAGGCGGATTAATGCAACTCGTAGCTTACGGCGCTCAGGACGTTTACCTTAAAAGCCTGTAGGGTAGAAAAACATCAGGGAATATCGAAAAAATAAGATATTCATAAAGCCTTTTGTGGACACTTGTCTTTTATAGAGAGTACCACTGATGTTAATTAGGGAAATTGAATATAATTTATTCAATTTGAAAAGCCCTAGTGAGAAAATCAAATTGCTTGAAACCCCTAAAACTTATTCTACTAAACAATTTTTGTGAAAAAATTGCGGCCAAGACAAAAAACTTGGGTATAGTAAAAATGAATAAGATGATATTTTTATTTAAAATTGAAATGGGCAATGAGCATCCAAGCTTCTTTAAACTATTTAATTTATACAACAATATAAATATAAAACGCATACAATATATAAATGGAAAATGAAATTATAGAAAAAAAATGTAGTAAATGTGAACTTAATAAACCAATTGAAAAATTTAGAAAATACTGTGAAAAAAATTCATACGGTGCAACTTGTAAAAGTTGTTTGAATGAAATGGATAAAACAAGAAAAAAAAATGTTAGACAAAAAAAATACGAAACTGTTTTAGCAAAATGTGAAAAGTGTAATGAAGAAAAGATTTTAAAAGATTTTGCCAAACTGAAAAAATTTTACAAAAAGAAAATATGTCTATCTTGTTATCCAGAATTTTTAAAAGAACAAAAAATGGAATGGTGTAGAACTGTAGGAAAAACAAATATGAATTACAGAATTAAAAAATCTATAGCAGCCCGTTTGAGAACTGTTTTAATTAAAAATGACTCAACAATGAATTACATCGGTTGTAATATCCAATATTTGAGAGAATGGTTTGAATATAATTTCACAGAACAAATGAATTGGGATAACTATGGTTCTTTTTGGTCTATAGACCATATTATACCAGTATGCGAATTTGATTTAACGAACGAAGATGAAAAACTACAATGCTGGAACTGGTCAAATATGATGCCTGTAACAGTTAAATATAACTCATCTAAAAAAAAGATCGACATAAATCAAGTTAATTATATTATTGAAAGATTGAATAAATTTAAAGAAGAAGGTTCAACGACTAAATGGTTTTCGAAAGAGTTTATATTAAATTTAGAACTTGCTGAAATGAAATTAAATAAAATTAATGTAACCTCTTTTTAAGATATAGTCTAATCCTTATTGAAAAATAAGGTAGAGGAAATGTACAGGAAATCCTCAAATCACTTTTTGGAAAGTAACTTACAGACGTTACACCAACTTTTCGATTGAGTCAATCGAACAAACTTTCAACGGTCAAGCCGATTTTGGTCGCCGTGTCACCTGCATCATCTCCAGAAATGGTGATCTTGCTTACAGAACCTACTTACAAGTCACTTTACCTGAAATCAACCAATTGATGGGCAACTCATCCACCTTATCCTCGGGTGCTCACTCTGTCTATGCTCGTTGGTTAGATTTCCCTGGTGAGCAATTAATCGCTCAAGTTGAAGTCGAAATTGGTGGTCAACGCATTGATCGTCAATACGGTGATTGGATGCACATCTGGAACCAACTTACCATGACCTCCGAACAACAACGTGGATACTTCAAGATGATTGGTAACACCACCCAATTAACCTTCATCACTGATCCATCCTTCGCTGATGTTGATGGTCCTTGTGACTCCACCGCACCTCGTCAAGTGTGTGCTCCTCGTAATGCTTTACCAGAAACCACTTTGTACGTTCCTCTTCAATTTTGGTTCTGTACCAACCCTGGTCTTGCCCTTCCATTAATCGCTCTTCAATACCACGAAGTCAAGATTAACCTTGATTTACGTCCAATTGATGAATGTTTATGGGCTGTTACTTCATTAAGTTGCAACACCACCCAAAACCCAAAACAAGGTCCATATGCCAACACTGCCTCCAACCAATACCAAGTTGGAACCCCAGTCACTGCCACCATCGCATACAACCAATCCCTTGTTGCTGCTTCCTTATACGTTGATTATGTCTTCTTAGATACTGATGAACGCAGAAGATTCGCACAAAACCCTCATGAATACTTAATCACCCAACTTCAATTCACTGGTGATGAATCCGTAGGTTCCTCATCCAACAAAATCAAGTTGAACTTCAACCACCCTGTTAAGGAATTAATCTGGGTCGTCCAACCTGATCAAAACGTAGATTACTGTTCATCCCTTTTATGTGATGCCACTTTATTCAAGGTATTAGGTGCCCAACCATTCAACTACACTGATGCCATCGATGCTCTTCCAAACGCAATCCATGCCTTTGGAGGTCCTGATGCCACTGCTGGTTCTGGTGCTTTCATTGATGCTCGTGGTTTATTCCAAGATGCTGGTGCTCTTGATGCTTCCATCCCTGATGGATTCACCGGATACTGGCAC